ATGAAACTGCACCAATTGTTACAAGCTTATGAGTTCGATGAACTCATGCCGGTAATCAACGAAATGTTTCCCGGTACGGCCAAATATCGTGAACCTTTGAAGGTCGCTTACGACATCATGGTCGGTATGCGCCCTGTTTCTTCGAGCAAAAGTATTCGCTATAAGCTCATCAAAGGCAAGGGAGAAGAACAGTATATGGGGGCCGAAGATGCCAATTTCAATGGCACTTGGGAAGTTATTCTCGGCAAAGAAGTCTCTCGTGAGAAAGGAGTTGACCTCAGTGATGTAGAGATTTTAGCCAACTGTTTAGTCAACATGTGTTTCATCAGCAAGTATCCTCGCCCGTTTGAAGAAGCACACAAGGCGCTCTTGAAAGAATAAAACGAACATTATCTACATAGAAAAAGAGATGAAAGTCGATGCTTTCATCTCTTTTTTTGCTGTTATACCCCACTCAACTATAATCCGCAAAACGAAATGTTCCGAGAAAATAAAACGAAGTGCTCTGTTACGTAAAACGAAATGTACTCTTTTAGGGTTCCCTCCCCCACGTAAAAAACGCCTCAAGAATCTTTTATTTTGAGGCGTTTTTCTATTACAAATATTTGTATATCTCGCAGAAAATTACTATCTTTGTATAGTATATATTGGGACTTTACGCACTCAAACATTGAGTTCAAACTTCACATTCTCGTTTCCGTCAAGTAGTTCTTTCGTTCGCTCTAAATTGCTCTCATAGATGTGAACATTGGCGAGATTGAGCGTTATAGATTTCAATGGAAGGTCTATCTGCCGTGACATCAAATAAAGATGATAAATGTCTGCCGGCAGACCGAGGTTTGCATCACTGCTTCGCTGGTAAGCTGACAGCACAAGCACCCCCTCGTCTATTTGGAACTGCACAAGGCTCAGACATGGTGCTTGGTTACTCTCCGCATTGGTCTCTCCAAGGAACAATATATAGTTTTTACTATTGCGTTTCTCACGGTTTATCTTTGCTATCAATGGCGGTAACTGTTCAAAGTAAGTCGGGTAACTGTTCACCAACACACTTCCGCAATAGTCCCACCAGTTGATGCCAGCCTCTCGGTACTTCTCTACCTGCCGCTCACCCTGCATAAATAGCTGTAGTTCGTTCTTCAGTTTCTTGCGGGCAATGCCGTGACTCTCGAAAATGTCGAGCAGGTCGGCTGGCGACAACGAAAGCTGCTCATTCAGCAGGTACTTGATGTTACCTTTCTTGTTATGCTGCATCTTACCCGTGCGCATAATCTTCTCTAAAATATCGTGGTACTTATTCATAGTTTAATAGTATTTAATTAGTATTTGAACAGTGTTTAACCAGCCTTTTTATAGAGCATCATGTCCGTGTAGGTAGCGTTATAGTTCATGTGGGCATTGAACTCTACTTTCGTGCATTTCTCGAATGGATTGCCTATGGTTTTATTTCTGCCTATCCAATCGCACAATTCCAATATAGACGACTTATTACTTGTAAAATATACAAACGAATGTCCTGCCAGAACGGTCAGCACGTCGAGGTAATCGGCAAGCCTCCAGTACATTTTGTAGGTACCCACTTCCGTGCTCAGATACGGAGGATCAACGAGAAACACCACACCTGGCTTGTCCTTATACTGATTGAACACCTGCTTGTAGTCTGCCGATACGATGCTCAGCCCGTCCAAATAGTCGCTGCATAAGGGATAGTCAGTCTTGCGTATCGTGTTATACAATGCCTCCTTACGCATCTCCTCTATACTTAGGCGGTACTTCATTGAAAACATAATAGAGGATGATATGGTGATAAAGTCCAGATAGCCGTAACGCTCCTGATGCTTTTGCAAGCATTCAAACACCTTTTCGCGTGTATCACCTTTGATAGGCTTGTATCTCGGTATACCATGCACTATCTCCCTTAATTCTGCAAGCAGTTCGTTTGTCTGTGGTATATGTTCCAAACGTAGTTTGTACCCATCAAAGTCGTTATACACCACCTTTGAGTGAGGCTTCTGATATTTTGTGATATGCGACAGTAGCCCGCTACCCCCAAATAGATCCACGAATGTAGTTCCGTCGGGGAACTGCTCCAACACCTTCTTAAATTCCCTGGCAAACATCCGCTTCTGACCGACGAATGGAAGCGGTGCCGAATTATATTGCTTTCTCATAATAGGAGCAAAGGTCGTGAGTTTCCGTCACAAATAAGAACATCCATCAACTATCATACTGCAAATAATTTGCAGTCACTTTGGAAGTGCTTGATTAGGCCATATACCTTGCGTTCACTCACGGCATACTTGTTAGACAATACGGTCACAATATAAGAAACTTTATCGCCATTTGCAAGCATTCTCCGATAGTCAGCATACAAGTCTATATATTTAGCATCCTCTATCCTCACTCCAGCCGTATGCAGATTTTTCAAGAGTTCCCTGTTAATTTTTACAATCTCAATTATCTTCATATCTGATAAAATTTGTATCTTTGCATCATCTCACTTACATAATTAAAAAGCACCATGTGTGAACGAGGGATTTGGCCCCCGGTCGCGCACATGGTGCTTTTGGTTAATATGTAAGTGAGACGACTATTAACAGGCCGGGGGCTTTCTTATTTCCCAAAACTTTTGCCGGCAGCTTATTCCTTTATTGTTAGTTTTTTAAGCAGTTATAATTCTTTTTTATCAAATTATAACTTTATGCCTATTCTTTATCCTTCATGATAAGCCAAATAGTTCTTACTGGAGATACTCCAATACCTAATAATTCTACAAAGCCTGATAAACTAACATTCTGTATTCCCTGTTCAAGGAAGGATTCATTTTTATATAGAAAGCAATCAGAGCTCCTACCAACTTTTAGATTTGCAAATGCAACTACTCTTGTTACCATAGGAACAAAGACTGTTATTTGCATAAACTCTTTATGTTCCAGAATAGGCATAGTTAAATCCTCTGGACCATAAATGAACGAACAATCAAGCTTATTATTTCTAATAGCGTTAGCTTTATATCGCAATCTCCTTATTGTTAAATCTCCCGAGATATTCACATTCTCAAACGTAGCATCCTTTGCGTCAATCGTCTTACTTTGAATACCCTTTGTGACAACCTTGTCTGCATCGATAGCCTCGGTAATTATCTTCCCATCCTTGAACATCGCTACATGTTTCCCATTCGCATCCACCATTTCTGTATCACCGTGCAGCGTTATCTTCTTCTCTGCGCCGTTAAGATGTATGCCTACGCTTTCAAGCCCTGTATTTAAATCAGTAACCGACTGCGAAATCGTGTTTGCCGTTAGTTTGATTTGCGCGAGTGATAGCTGTATGTCCTTGATGTTAGCTGTATAGTCAGCAGCAGCCTCACCTTGGCTCATCATCGGCTGCGAAATCCACAAATGCCCGTTTCTCCATAGTTGGAACCGCACTTGAACTTTTTCAGAAGTAATCCTGTCGGGAGCGGTGAACGTGAATTCCACCTTTTGCCACTCGTTCTCCTTTGTGAGAACTATCGGGAACGGGTCACAAAGTCGGACATCCTGCCCATTGTCTGTCATCTTGATTTCGATAGCAGCACCTTCATCCATGCCCTTGAGATTGTCTGTGCGCACCATGGTAGAAATCGTGTATTTCTTTTGTGGTACAAGGCCCTCGATGAAGAAATAAACTCCATGATAAGAGTCCTGCGTCGCTCCGCTATTCTGTATAAGCACGGCATTGCTATTGTTGTATTTCACTCCTTTGTCAACGGCTGCTCCGAACGTCATCCATGCCCCCTCAATAGGCTCCAAGAACGTTGAACCGATAAACATATTATGGATGAGTTTTGATACACCTTTTACACTTGCTATGATAGTACCAAGTTTCTGACTTGCTTCAAGGATCACGTTCGTGTTGTAGGTCACAGGTACGACCCTTGTATCAAGAACCTGCTGACCTTTCATTATGCTGACCGAGAATGAGCCTAAATTCTTCTTTGTAAAATCTACAATTGACACCCTACACTCCCAACTTCCAGCAGGGGTTTTCATGAACATTATCTCATTAACTCGACTATCAACAGATATAGTGATATCATCGCCATTGTACTTTGTTTCCTTGTTGCCAACGACATGTTTTATTTCGTATTGCAAATCAATATTACATTCCCCATATTCACCGACAACGGCACTTTCCTCTAAGGGGTTCAGCTTATACATTTCAGCGTCTTGTCCCTTGAACTCACTCCAGGTGTACTCGTTTGGGTTGAGCGGAGGATAATTCTTGTCCCACGAGACGATGCCGATAAACTTACCTGTTGTTAGTCCGAATTGCAAGTCTTCGGGGGCTGGCGAGTATTCGGTTGCTTTATCACCATATTCGACCTTATATCCACAAAGCCACATCCTTGAGCCGTTATCTTTCTTCTCTACAGAAAAGGCTGCATTAGGATAGTCTTTCAAGAATTTTATTGTTACGCTATACCGCTTCCACTCTGTCGTAAACTGTTCATAGCTTGCCAAGCCACCTGTTACAATGTAATCTTTATCTTCCACGTTTCGGAGAACCCATCTGCAGTTTATCGGTATCTCCGTGTCTACTTTTGCAAAGAAGCTGAAAGTATAAACTCTACCCGCCTTGCACGACACGACAGCGCCTCGTTGGTTCCAATTGCCGTCTTGCATTAGTACCGATAAGCCGTTATGTTTTTCTGTCGTTAATTCTCCTGCGCCTGCAAAGTTCCAAGCGCCACTAAAATTTAACGTTCCTTTTGCTAAATTCCTGCCGATGAAGTTCGGATATTCCACACCGCCTTTTTCTATACGTACATTGCGTGCAAGCACACTGCCGTCTACACCCTCCGTAACTGCTTCTTTGTTGTCTAATCTTACATAGAAATAATTTCCGTCACGTGAAAAGTCTGGAAGCGTAAAAGCAAAAGAAGAGTGAGAAAAGTCTGTTGATTTATCAAGTGTGAAATGTAGTACATTTTTCCATTTTGCACTAAAAATTACGACCTCTGCCCATTCAACTTTTTCGTCAAACTTATAATCAAGAGAGAGTGTGTAAACTGATCCTGTTGTAAAGCCAGCAAGTGGAATCTTAGCGATGTTGGCCCCGACAGGTTTTGTCTTACTTTTATTTGTAGATACAGTGTCATCTGCTTTCTCAAAAAGAGGCGTTTCTTCCACGAAAGGTTTTTCTTTCGTGAACGTTTTCCCGTTATCGTCTGAATAACGGATATAGGTTCTCTCGCCTTTACCGTCATTGACCACTGATACCGTATATTCTGCTCTTGCCTTTATTCCCATATTCTAATCATTTAATATACATTCAAATTTCGCGTTCATCTTCATTACATCATCACGTGTCACACTGATAGTGTTCCCCACGCCTTGATGTGCGTTGTTAAAGACAGTGTCAGCACCTGCGTCTGTAGATACACGTAGCCATGAGAACTTGCCAGGCGCATAGCTGCTTGTTTTTTCTGCAGAACCCTCATATACACGCGCCGTTAATTTTATCATGCCCTTGCCGTTGTAAAGGATAGAGCCTGTATCGCTCGTGATAGTCATGTATAGCGCATTCTGTCCATTTGTTCCGTCTGCACCCTTTATCAGTGCCCATTTATATCTGTCAGGGTCGGTACTGTCCGCCTGAATTAAGTCTGTATAGGTACCGATATACCTCTTACCAGAAGAGTCTGAAACATCAAATCCACTTTTCCCGTCAGCACTGTTGGCGTATGCAATGTGCAGATAACTCGTCTTACCGTCAACGCCGTTCTTCCCGGGTATGCCGTTCTCGCCATTTGCACCCTGCGCCCCTTTCGTACGTACCCATGTGTACTTTTTGGGGTCGGTACCGTCTGTCTCTGTGAAGTCAACATATGTGCCTATATAGTCTCCTCCCGTTTCGTTCATCTGTGAGGCGTTTGTCGGATTAGCAACATCGGAGTACTTCACATGAAAATAGCTTGTCTTGCCATTTATTCCTGCTTCACCTGCAACACCACGCTCTCCCCTTGGACCTTGAACACCTCGCAAGCCCTGTATGCCACGTTCGCCTCTTTCTCCTCTGGGGCCTTGTACGCCGTCACGACCATTCGTACCATTCTGCCCTTTGTCAACCTGTAATTGCCACTGCGGATTTGTAGTGCTTGGTTGTGAGGTTACAACTGTGCCAACTGGGGCAACACAAAGCCATAACCTGCCGTCATGACTCACTCTGTCATAATAGCCATATTTTTCTACCGATGACCACGTACCACGTTCAACGACTAAAGGAACTCTTGCACCACTGCGACTGATGAGCCTAAATAAATTCGTATCAAATTCCACTTTTTTAGGTGAAATGATAGACGTGTTCTTGTTTTCAAGCGTATATGAGTTCACGCCTGCATACCACATGATTGCTGGAGCATCGTCACCCGTTGTGATAATTTCTATTATGTTCTGTCTGTCGGTCTTTGTCCTGTTACCGAACTGAACAAGCGTATCACCCTCTAAAGGCGCGTCACTTCCCTGCTCGCAATCTGTCTTTGAAAGGTCGATGTAGTCTTCACCTTTAGCCATCACCCTGCGCCAATAGCTTCTGTTTGCCACGCCTGCATATACACCAGCCTTGATGTTAAATGTCTGACAACACGCTTGATCGTCAACTTCCCACAAGTTAGTCGTAGCCGTCGTACCGTCATCTTGATGAAAATAACAACGCCATGTAGTACCGTTATCCACCACGCGTTTAATCCTGCTGCCACAAGCGCTAAATACCATGTTGCCGCCGACATAGCTTAACTTCCGTTTCTCCAACTCGTTGAACGTAGCCTTACCCCACACCTGCAAGTCGGTCAACGCCAACCGATACTTCCCATCGGCACGCCGTTTTAAAGCAAAGCCTCGCTGCTCGGCCTCGTTGAAGTCATCACTCAATAGCTCCAACAGCGTGGCCACGCCTTCGGCCGTTATACCACGTCCGTCTTTCAGCCCAATGCCTTCTAAAAAAGTAATGAGCTTTTCTGCAAAGTCCTTCTCCTTTTTACTGATGAACTCCTTATGCGAGCGTCTGGCACTATAGATATTGCTGTCTGCAGGCTTTGTCGTGTCCCCACTTTGGATAAGGTCGGGAACGTTAAGTGCACCAACGAGCGCACCGGTGTAGTTTCTCACCTCTCTAATAGAGTCATCCACCTTTGCCATCGCACCCGTCGAGAGGGCATCGCTGATTTCAATATCCACCTGCGAAGGCAAGTTTACCTGTCTGCTGATACGCGTGATACGACTCTTACGAAAACCCGTCTTAGGGAAGTACTCTGCGCTTTCCAATCGTACGCGCCTGCCGATGAACAACTTCACGTGATTGTCTTCTATCCATACATGGTCCGTCGGAGCTTTATAGCGCGAGACGTCCAAGGCGTGCTGCTCATTATACTTATCCACAGCCTTACGTAGTTCTGTCTCTGCTAATCCATAATATTCGTCAGGCATGCGCAGATTCCACAAGATGTACTTATCGCCAATCTTAGGAATCAGCGTTCCACCAGGCAATTGTGTCCCATCATTATAAGGCCATATCGTAATAATTTCAAACTCTTTGGTTCTACTATCAAAATTTACTTCAAAGTAATGGTCTGTGTCTGTTCCCAAGCCAGCCAACTCGCTACCTTCCTGAAAGGACACACGCTTTACAAGTCCGCCTATCTCATAGTCGTTAGGATTAAAAGGTAAATCCTTATCTTTAAAGTAATAGATCGTAAAGGACTTCCCGTCTTTATCCTTAACTTCCTTTTGCCTGACGCTGCTCACAACGCCGACGCGCCTTGGATAGATGCCTGCAAAAGCTTCTTTCTCGTAGTGGTGAATGATACCATACTTCTCCACATTCACGTCTACATACTTCCTGCCATCAGGAAGCATCAGCCGGCTGTGCCCATATTTCGCCACATCGATGTTGCGCGAGCTTCCAATTGGGAAAAGACGGGTATAGAACTTCGCCCCGTCTGCCATGTCGCGATCAAGAGAAGTCAGCCCTTTGTCGTAACCAAGGGCAATCTCTTCGCCATGCTCACAGCGACAAAGGTTCAGTGTCTCGCCATCAAACCACCATTCCGTGTGTACGGCTTCGGCAAGCTCCTTCAAGGCGTCACTACAATACTTCCCCGTATAGTCTATCGTTACGTTGTCCGTGCCTGCTACGATTCCAACCTTAAAGGTCTTTAAGGCCTCCATTCCCTCATTGATATTCTTTACAATGAGGCGCATGTGGTCTATGGGGCGGGCCGTTAGCGAAAAGACAGGTTCGCTCTCACCATCGGTGTTGTTGAGGACCAAGAAGCGGGTAATCAAGCTCTCTACGCCACGAAGCGAAAAATTATATTCCCACTCCATGGAACTTTTCTCCGATGGCGTGTACCTTTCCGTTGCCCAATACCGCTCACCCTCATAGTCCACATAGTCATTCACGTCTATAACGATGAACTCATATAGCGTAAAGGAGAGTTTCAGCAGGTTGTCGCCTTGAATCTCCTTATCCTGCGTGCTGTTGTCATTTGGAGCAATGGTTGCTTTGATATTTCCGCTGCTATCAAATAGTGTCAGAATCATTTTTATATCGTTTTATGAGTGTTTGAATGGTGTTTGAATAGTATTCGGCTCCCCTCCTTTTGGAGGGGGCGGGGGAGGCTTCCTATACGATTGGTTCCGGTTCCCGGAACTTCACTCTATAACTGCTGGCTTGCACGCCCTCCTGCCACAGGTAGGTAAGGGAACGATAGGTGCTGCTCTCAAGATAGAATACCTTTAGCGTAAGCCCAAGTCCTTTAAAGGTAATGGTCAGCCAACCGTCCTTCCCGGTCTTCAGGAAGCGGATGAAAGCTATATACTTCTTTAGCCATTCCTCTCTCGTTGCGGCATACTGCGCAAAGTGAAGCGTCACGTCTCGCTCGGCGTTGGCAGGAGTAAGCACGCGGGAGTATTTCTTACCGTCATGCTCACGAAAGTCCACGCCCACATGGTCTTTCGCCTTGCTTGGAGCAAGAATGGCGTTCAGGTTCTCCCTGCCGCCTTTCTTCTCCTCCGTGAGAAACACACCATATTCTTTCCAAATATCCGTACCATTGATAAGTACTTCGCCTTCTAATATTTTTCCCATGCTATTTAATTTTTACGCCGTCGCGAATAATCTTTTTAATATCTTCCATAACTGTCTTCAGCGATGCCGCACTGCTACCGGTATGCTCTTCTATCCGCTTCAGGTGTTCCTGCGCCGCGTTCATCTTAGAAGCTACGTCCTCCACGCGGTCATCGATGCTTGCCCAGTGCATCTGACCGCTGACGAACAACCCCTCCAGCTTTGTTCCCTGGTCCTGGCTCATCGTCATGAAGGCACCGCTCCTGCCTTGCTGTGTCGTGCCTCCGGCTTTATCCGTCTCCTTAATGATGCCTTCATTTCGCAACTGCTCGATGTCACTTTTCGCGCTGTTCACGTAACTCTCATATTCCTGCTTCAGTGCGTCAAGACGCTTCCGATATTCGGCATCGGTTATGTCACCCTTTGTTCGGGCCTTGTTCAGTTTAGCAAGGTCTTCATACCATGTTTCCAGATTCTTCTGAAACTTTGCACCGACGAGGTTGTTCACCGCCATCTTGTTCACCATCGCCTGCCAATTCTCGGCTATTTCATCAAAGACTTTCTCCGAACCGTCGGCCAGTCCATAGAGGGAATTTAAAAAGCTGTCAAAGACATTATCCTTCGTCGTGGTGGTCAGGTTCTCGTAGAGGGCGTCCGTTATCTCCTTCAGCTTCCCTGCCTGCTCGATATACTGATTCAGTTTCTCTATCACACGTCCGCCATAGCCGCCCTTACCCGTATCTTCGATGGCTTTCCACATATCCACATTAGAGCGGAGCATCTTCATTTCCTCCGGACTCAAGTTCCAAATGTCCCCGTTCCAACTTCTACCCATCTGTTTGCTCAGTCGGTCTATCTGCTCCCTATTAAAGCCACCCCAATAATGATTAAAACTGTGGTGGGCGGAATGGTAGCCGGCTTGCGCTTGCGCAATGCCCCGATAGTTGTCTATCGTCTCTTGCTGCAGTTTTTCGGCTTCATCGGAGATGCGGATGGCAGAAGCGCCTCTGGCGGTTTTCATCTCGTCGGTGAGGTCCTTGATAGCTTGCTCCAGCTGTTCGTTGCGTCTGGTAAGCCTGTCGATGGCATCAGCAACCTCTTCTTCGTTTGAGTTGGTAAACCACTCACTGGGTCCTTTATGGCTCAATGCACCAAAGGAGAGAACATTAAACACACGTCCAAGCACGGTGTTGAGAAGTCCGCCAATACCTTTTACGATGATGGATTCTATTACCTTGAAGAGATTTTCTGGTAAGTCGAATATCGCGTCGATAAGATTTCCGATAGCCTCCAAGATGGCGTTGACCAAACCGTCTATCCAGCGAAGGGAGATGATTTCCGTAATGGCATTAAGGATACCTGTCACAAAGTTCCTTATGCCATTAATGATGTCAAGGATGAGTTTGGGTATCTGTGCCACGATGCCGATAATACTACCCAGCCCGCTCGACAGCATACTTGACAATCCGCCGCCCAAGGATGACATCGCATTACCCATTGTGCTTGACAGCGTACTGCCGATATGCTTCGCCATGCCTTCACCCATCTGCGGAAGTATGGAATCCAGCGTACCTTTGAGTTGGTCTGCCTGACCCACGGACTGCTGTAAGCCACTAAAACCCTCCACGCCCTGCCACGCCTTGGCATTGCTTAATGCTGTTGTCAGTCCGCTTGTAAAGTTGGCCACCTCATCTGAGGTTTGGTTTAGGGCCGCGCCAAAATCCTCCATACTCTCATGGGCCTTGGCGGTGGCATCGCCCAGTTCCTGTGCCTTGGTCTCCAGCTCCCTGTACTGCTCTTCTGTGATTTCTCCGGAGGTGAGCTTTTTCTTGCCTTCGTCCCTTTTATTCACGGCTGCTTCCTCGGCCTTCACGGCGCGGTCATAGGCCGCCACGCTGTCCGTGAACTGCCTGATGGCCTCGCCCAGCTTCTGCCACGTCACACTTTGGTCGGTACCGACATACCGGCGCATCTCCTGTATCAGGTCCGTCACCTTCTGCTGGGTCTCCGCATCGGCGTTCCTGTAGTCGTCCGTCTCGACGTATGCACGCAGCTGCTCCATCATCGGCGTCATCATCTCCTTGGTCAGGTTGCCCACGCCGCTGAAGAGCGCGTTCCAGTCGATTCCACGGCTGATTTCCTCGAACGACATGCCGGCCTCGCGTTGCTGCTGTTCCTTGCGGAGTCGGGCTTTCTTCCACTTCTTCGTACTGTCGCTCACTTCGGAAGCGTCCACCTCGGCTATCTTCTGCGCTGTCTCCTTGGCGATGGCCAGCTTCTTCTGCTGAAACGAACCATATTCCCGCAAATATTCGCTCATTGCGCCTATTTCTTCTCGCTGCTGTTCCAGCTGCTTTTTTGCTTCTTCCTTGGCAATCTCGGCTTCGCCGTTTTTTTTCTTCTTCTCGGCAAGAGAGCGGGCCTCGGCGAGGGTTTCGCTTTGCCGCCGGGTCAGATGTCCCTTTTGTGCTTCACGCCAGCGTTTCTCCTGCTTAGCAAGTTCTTCTAACTCTTTTTGATAGTTTTCCTTTATTTGGCGGCGTTTCTTTTCAGCACCTTCCTTGAGCAGGTCTATCTCGGCCTGACGGTTCTTCTGTTGGAGGGCGAGCAACTCGGAAGCCCTGCGTTCTTCCTCTTTCTCAGTGTCTTTTTTGTTTTCAGGCTTGACATGACCGCCGATGTCCGCTCCCTTAGCCACCACTGCCGCCTGTTTCTCTAAATCGGAAGCTTCCTTCAAATAGTTGTCGCGCTCTGCCTCCAGTGCTTTTGTTCGTTTGTTGTACGCCTCCTTGTTGTATTTTTCTATAGCACCATAAGCATCGTATGCGCCGTTTGTCTCCGACTGCATCATATAATGTCCCATACGGGCAAACCAGCCCATGTCACTTTCTGCATTACCGGGTTTGGTCGCCTTGTGCTTGGCGACCTTTTCGTCGGCTTCCACGGCCTTGTTCACTAACGCCTGCGCCTTGGCCTGGAGGAAAAGCATCTGTATGTACTGCTCGGCTTTCTGTGTCAGCACATCGTACCACTGCGCCACGGTGTCGTAATAGCCGAAAGCCTCGCCATACTTGCGGTTCAGCTCCTCGCACTTTTTCTTCTCTTCCTCCTTTGTTCCGGTGAAGTTCTTCAGGCTCTCCCGTGTTGTGTCTATCTCGAAGCGGGTCTTGATCATTTCTGCCCGGCCCTGTGATTCAATCTCTACACGTTCCTGTGCCTTCCTTGCCGCTTCTTCCTGTGCATCAGAGTATTTGTTCCACGCCACGATAAGCCCGGTGATGACAACTGAAAGACCGAGTGTCAGCGTAGCCATGAGCGCCGTCGCTGCGGCATTGGAGATACCCAACGATGCAGCAAGGCGGTAGTTGGCAGCCGTCAGCAGGTTCTTGACTTTCGTGACGGTGACCAGCCGAAATGCACTGTCCTTGTTCAATGCATTGAACAGCTGCTGCAGCCCCATCGTGATGGCCATGACGCTCTGCACGCGGGCCTGCACCTTCATCAGGTTCTCGTTCTCCCCTGCAAACAGCGACATCACACCCGTGGCCGTGGTGAATGCGCCTGAAAGACCGTTCACACCTGATATAAAGCCTTGCAGGTTCGCATCGTCATTGGCGAGGATACTGGTCTGGGCACGCAGGTCTCCCAGTGTGTCCGAGAGCTGCGCAGCCTTTTCGGCCATCTGCCGGTACTCCTCGGTGTTCTGTTCACCGTTCAGGCGCATGCGCGCCATGTCGTTCTGTAGTTCGCGCAGCTGGCGCGACAGGCGTTTGTTGCTTTCCTTGTTCTTTTCCTGCTCTGCGGTCAGCTCGGCAAGGATGGCCTTATCTTCCTCAAGGGCTTTCTTAGCAGCGTTCAGTTCAGCCAGAGCCGCGGATTGTGCATTGCCGGGAGCGGCTTTCTCGTAAGCCTTCTGCAAGGCGCGCACGTCTGCCTCCACCTGCTTCACGACGGCTTTCTGCTCCGTTATCTTATCGGTAAGGCTCTTGTTAGCCGCAGCCGCCTGTTCCTCAGAAATGGTTATCTTGCGGTATTCCTGTTCCAGCTGGGCGACACCCTGTTTGGCCTGCTGGTGCTCTTTCTCCAGTTGCTGCAGTACGCCTGTTTCCTCGGCAAGGACTTTCTTGCATGCGCTGATTTCTGCGAGCAGTTCCTGCTGACCGGTTCCCGGCTTCATGGTCTGCAGCTTGCGCTGCATCTTGTCCAGGTCAGAGTTCACGCCGTCTATGACCTTGCGCTGCTCATCTATCTTGGTATTGATGACCAGGGAGGCACGGCGGGCTGCGCCAAGCAGCTGCTCGACGCTCATCTTACTCTTGTCAAGTCCCGCCGTCAGGTTGTCCCGCATCAAAAACTCTATCTCTACCGGTTTCATTCAACTTATTGTTTTAGATTGCTTTGGAAAAATCCAACTATATCCCCGGCTTCTTCCTCGGCCGTCTGGTTCTTATCGTTCTTTTTGTCGCTCACATATCGGGGTGCATCGCTCAACATCATGATAAGCGTCTGGAAGTTCACGCCGTTCAGGATATAGTCCACGCTCCATCCTGTGGAACTGGCTATCTGCCAGATAAACCCGAAGGGGCTATGGGAGCCTTCCCAACGGCTCTTTAACTCCCCTTTTTTCCTTGGCTCAGTCTCAGCTTCATCGGATTCGTCATCTCTGCTGATCTGATAATAGGTATAAAAGACTGCGTGCCCATCAGCAATACGAACTGACTGAAGGCAGCCTTCTGGTACTCCCACTTCATCAAGTGCCTCACGAGCCATGACAACAGCCACACCGGCAGCCACCAGCGTTCCATCGTCAGGGCGATGATACGGCTCAAGGTCTTGCCATGCCGGGCAAGGAACCGCATCTGTTCCTTATGGTCCATCGCCTCCAGTTCGGCCGCCGTCGTGTCCATCGACAAATAGGCATGCGCTATCTTTATCTGTCTTGAAAGCGTGGGACGCTTCATCGTCAGGCGCAGCCGCAGGGGCTGCTTCCTGAAGGGTATTCTTAAATCCTTGAGAGGGAGGGAAACGCCCGCATCAAGCAAGGCTTCCGCTCCCTCTCTCTGTATTTTCCTGATTACTTGCTCGTCCATCAGCCTTCACCCGGGGTGTCATTGATTTCGTAAGGAGCACCGCCATCCTCGGGCTTGTTCACCTTCAGCTGGCATTCTACCTTCGAAACTTCGGTCAGCGTCAGCTTGCCGCCGAGGTTGGCCAGGATGGTTCCGTTAGGAATGGTCATCGTCTGACCGCTCACGAAGTCGATGGTCCACTTGTCCCTCAATTCCACAAGGGAGGAAGGAGCCTTCCAGCCTGTAACTTTCTCATTTCCGCTGCCACCAGTCTTCACCAGCTCACCACCGAGAATGTTCTTCAAGTTCTCGTAATCCAACTGGATAAGGTTGAAAGTCGGACTGACCTGTCCGTTCTTTTGGAGCAGGGTCAGCACAGGCGCATCGGGAACCTGTTCGGCTTCCACGTCCACACTCTCCGGCTTAGCGCCGCCCCAGTCCCAGCTGCCTTTTTCTATGTAACCTATCAGCGTGGTTCCTTTCTTCACGGCTGCGATGCCGTAAATGAATTTCTTGTTCTTGCTCATTTTCTAAGTTTTATAAAAGTGAATACTATTCCGATTATCCCGGACAGAAGCCCGGCACAAAAATACTTGAGCCTCATGAGGAAGGTGTTTCCGGAACTTTCCTTTGTCTCTTCCCTAAGCTCGCTATTGGACTTTCTGGCCTCCTTCAGCTGGCGTTTCAGGGTGCTGATGGTCTTGGAATATCCGGCACACACCAGTTCCAGACTGTCGCAGCCAGCTTCAATCACCAGCTGCTCCGGTTCCTTCTCCGTCGGTGCCCTCCGCGTTACCTTCACATTCGCCTGTCCTTTCCGGGCTGTGTAGCCCGCTCCGGACGGCAGCCGCCGCAGACTGTCCATGCTGAGCGTCAGGCTCACCGCTGACATCGGGACCTTCACGGGCGTTCGCCAGGTTTCTACGACGCTCACCGTGCTGTCCACGTCGAGGAGGTTCGCCTCTTGGCTCGTGGCTGTCTCCCGGCTCACGCTTTTTCTGCTCGATGCGCATGCGGTGAAGCACAGGACAGTCATCGCTATAACGGCAGCTGTTAGCATCGTCGATGGCCTTGCGGAGGCGTGCCATCTCGCGCTTGGTCGCGTTGAGGTCTTTTCTTGTTTCATTGAGTTCTTCCTTTAAAGGGTTTACAATATTCTCAATAAGTACCCGGGTGGCTTTCTCAGTGTTATCAATCCGGACTGTCTCGGCTTCTACTTCCGCTTTCTCTGCTTCCGCTTTCGCTTTCCTCACGGTCGATTTCAATGTGATGATGGCTGCTATCGTAGCCACCAGGCCGCCACCCAGCACCAGATTGATAATTTCACTGAGTTCCATACCTTAAATATATTATGGGCTTACTGCCTGATTCCTATCTCGCGCAGCCACTTCTGCACGTCAAAGGAAGGACAGGCCTTGCCCGGGTTCAGCTCATGGTGTCCCACGATGCGTATCTGGGGGAAGCGGCGGTGAAAGTCCTGCACATAGCGTTTCAAAGCCTCGCGCTGCGCTGCCGTCCGGGTATCCTTCGGCTTTATGGCCTTGTCGCAGCCGCCTACATATACGATGTGCCGGCTTATACTGTTGAAGCCTGCGGCACCGTTGGTAACCTCCCAGGGATCGACGCAGGCGTCTTCGTTGTTGTCCACCAGCCGTTCCACGCGACCGTCGAGGTGCACCATATCCGTGTAACCCACCTGCTTCCAGCCACGCCCTCCCTTGCTTACCGGGTCGGTGTGCCAATGGCGTATCTCCGCGGAGCTTACCTCACGGTCTTCCGGCGTGGCGGTGCAGTGGATTACAAGATACTTTATCGGCTTACTCATCGCCTTCAGGATTGGAGTTAGGGTTCTGTTCCTGACCTGCTGCGCCGGTATCCGGATTTTCGTCCGTACCGCCCTCACTTTCGTCCGGCTGGCTGTCATCTTCCTCTGTGCCGAGGATATATGCAGGGGCAGTTTTGCCCTTGAACTCCTTGCACAGGCCACGGTCTATGAGCGACTGGGCGCGGTCTTTGTCTTTCACCTCCAGAATAGTATCCGGGTCATACACTGTTACATGATCGTCCCTGTCGCGGAACGCACTTGTTACTTTCAGTTTCATACGCTTGTTATCTGTTTTATGGTTTGATTTATCCCTCAGGAAGGCTGGGGTCCTTGTAGCCGCTCATCATCACTGCACCGGCATCTGTCTTTTTCGGCATGCAGATGAAGTTGTGGCGGAAGTTGATGAGTGAACGCTGGTTCTGCGGGTCCGTCGATGCCTCACTGTAGTACATCTTCGTGGAACCCGTAGCCTTGAAGACACGAGGTACATAGAAGGCGAAAGAGCACTGGAACTCACCGGTCGCAGCACTGGCACCGACATCCTTTTTCTTGCCGGCAGTGGTGTACAGCGGATTGTTCGCAAACTCATAGATGTCAAAGCCGTACAGCCTGCCTACCGTGCCGTCATTGCGGTTGATGTTGTACTGTTCCTTGAACACCTGGGATACTTCCAGCAGGTCGTTCGCATGATCGCTGCAAAGCACGAGGCGACGTCCCTGGGCAGGAACTTTCAGCTTGTCCAGCGCACGTTTTAGGTTCAGCAAATCGGTCGGCGTCATCTTCAGGCGTCCCGTTACCGGATCGCGCTTGCCCGTAGTCTTCAGTACGGGCGTGGTGGCAGTGTCTTCCTTTGCACACAGGGCGTGGGCAGCCTTGGCAAACTTCGAGTCGCCGATTGCATTGCCGTGGCTTTCCTTCACACGTGCCATCTTGTCATAGCTCAATGCGTAGAGTTCGTCATCGGTAATGGGTGTTACCTTCGTCTGGAACTTGTCCAGCTTGATGGCGATGTCCTTGTCCTCCAAAGCCTGAAGGGGAATAGGATAGGTCGTGTTGTTGATCAATACATCGGGATCAACACCGACCTCTACAAGGTGGATGACATCGTTGTTCACGATACTCGAACTGTCCGGAATGCCGTCAAGGAAAGTCGCCTCCAGACCACGGCGCAGGTATTTCACCAGCTCACCAGTCCATATCTCGGTATAGACGCCCGCACGGAGACTGCCGGCGGGAGCCGCCTGTCCGATGACGGCAGCAAGTACGTTCATGCCGACGGCACCCGTCATGGGAGACAGACCGGCAGCGACGGCAAGGGTGCCGCCTACCAGGCAGTTCATGAGAACCGCCATAAACATTGCAATCATTCTTGTCATTGCTTTCTGATTTTTGTTGTTATACATGTTAAATCTCGCATTCAATACCGTATTCTGCCTTGTACAGCTTCTTGTACTGTGCGGGGCTCTCTTCACGGAGCTTCTCCAACTCTTCTGCAGGAACCTCGCTCAGCTTTTTGTATTCGGCATTTCCTCCAGACGGGGCTCCGCCCTGATTGCCTACGATGGAACTCAGCTTCACCTGTGGCGACATGGCATCAAAGGTTGCCTTTAGGTCTTCGGCACCGAGCTTCTTTCCCAATTCCAAAAACTGCTGTTTCTTGTCCTCACCGATTTTCTTCTCGGCCACGGCAGTGTTCACGAGGGTTTCAATACGTGCGGCACGCAGCGTGTCGCATTCCGTGCGGAGACTGTCCGCCTCCGCACCCTTGGTCTTCAGCTTTGCCAATTCTGCACTGATGGCAGCTTCGTCGGCATCTTTGGGAAGACCTAACTCAAGGGCTAATTTCTCTTGGTCCATTTCTTTTGATTTTTGATTGTTGTTACTATGCAGCAGCGGCAGTACTGTGCCGCCATCCTTGCCTAACTCTATGCGCTGCCCGTCTTTCTGCAGCACGATGGCATCGTCATTCGCGCCGATGTCCACCAGCGATACTTCGAAGAGCTTGCTCTTGGTAATCGTCGGGCTGCTTTGCCCCTGTACCAGGTGTTCTTGGGACTCGCTCAACTCCAAGATGTCAATGCCCACGCTCACCATTTTCAACGAGCCGAACTCCCACTGCTTCTTGCAACGTCGGCTCAGCTCGGTCGCCTCGTCGAACACCAGTTCGCCGGTAACTTCCTCTCCTTCGACCTTCAGGTCTTTCACCAGACCGATAACCTGACCGCGCTCGTGCATGTATAGCAATACGGGGTTGCGGTTGTACTGTTCGATATTCATACCGGCTGTCAGGACACGCGTACCATAGCTGTTCAGGCTCTCGTTGCTGATTCTTACTCGTTTTGTCTTACTCATATCATCGCTTTTTGATGCAAAGTTGCGGTATTTAAGACAGCCTTCAAAGAAAGTGTGAAACGGTTGCACACATCTGTGAAAGCATTGCACACTTCTTTTCCTGCCTGCCTGAAAAAGGGCATCTTTGCAGTAGTTTTTAATACAATCCATAAAAACGTTTTTATGACAAAGGCAGAAATTGAACAGAAAAAGACCATCGGGAGGTCGTTGTACCTCTCCGGAATGGAGCAGACGGAGATAGCCGACCAGCTGGGTGTGTCGCGCGTTACCGTTTCCAAATGGTGCACCTCTGAAGGATGGAAGGAGGCGCGCGCCGCAAAGAACATATCACGCCCGGAACTGGTGAACAAGCTCCTGCTTACCATCGACGGTTTGATAGAGAGTGTGAACAAGTCAAAGGACCCAACGCTCATCGGCTCGCTGGCCGACAAGCTCTCAAAACTCTCGGCAACGATAGAGAAGCTCGACAAGAAGGCAAACGTCATCGATGCCATAGAGGTGTTCATGGCTTTTAACCGCTGGATTCAGGACCAGGCGTCATACGACCCGGAGATTACGCCGGAGCTTATCAAGGCCATCAACAAGTACCAGAACAAGTTCCTCATGGAGCGCATGCAAAACCCGTCTACATTATAGTATCACGCTATGGCAACAATATCGGAGCTCAAGAAGATACAGCAGGAGTGGCAGGAACACTGCCGGCAGATACAGAGCATTATCCGCGAGAGTTCCGTGCAGAAAGAGCAGCGCATTCGCAGGCTGCAGAAGGACTATGCCGCATTCTGCGAATACTATTTCCCTCATTTCCTGCAGCTGCGCGACAAGGTTACGGGTGAGGTTATCCGTACCATCCACAATGCACCGTTCCACAACGCCGCAGCTAATAAGGTAAAGAACACTCCGAACCTGAAAGCTGTCTTCAAGTGGCCTCGCGGGCATGCCAAGTCTACCCACATGGACATCTTCACTCCGCTGTGGCTCATGTTCCAGCCCAAGAGGCTCATCAACTTTATGGTGCTCGTCGGCAAGTCAGAGGATAGCGCAAACCGGCTCCTCGGTGACATTCAGGCGGAGCTCCAGTATAACAAACGAATCATCGCCGACTTCGGAAAACAGATGTCTATGGGCAACTGGACGGAGGGGGAATTCACCACCAAGGAGGGGGTATATTTCCTTGCGTGTGGTCGTGGACAGTCGCCGCGTGGTCTCCGCAAGCGTGAGGCACGACCGGACTATATCGTCATTGACGACCTTGATGACGATGAACTCTGCCGTAATGAACGCCGTGTGCGCGAACTCACCGATTGGGTGAAGGAAGCCCTTTTCGGTGCCCTCGATGTGGGGCGTGGACGCTTCATTATGGTCGGTAACCTTATCTCGAAGACCTCAGTCTTGGCCAATATCTGCAAGACAAAGGGCGTGCATGTCTCAACCATATATGCCGTAGACAGCGAGGGCAATCCCGTATGGCGTGAGAAATGGACCAAGGAGGAAGCCCGCGAATATGCCGACTTTGTAGGCTATCGTGCCTGGAACAAGGAGATGATGCACAATCCCATCGTCGAGGGAACTGTCTTCCGGCAGGAATGGATACGTTGGGCAAAACGACCGGTATGGAAAGAGTTCTCCGAATTTGTCCTCTATATCGACCCGTCGTGGAAAAGCAAGAAGACCAACGACACCAAGGCCGCCAAGCTCTGGGGTAAACACAAAACCTATCTTTGGCACCTGCGCGCTTTCGTGCGCAAGGCCTCTGTTGCCGAACTCGTCCGCTGGTGCTACGACCTCTACGAATGGAGCCAGGAAATCGGCATTGCCATACGCTTTGCTATCGAAGCAAGCTTTATGCAGGATATTCTCCTCGATGAGTTCACCACGGAGGGAGAGATCCGAGGCTATCAACTGCCCATTACTGGCGATACACGCAAAAAGCCGGACAAGTTCCAGCGCATCGAGGCCATCAGTCCGCTCTGGGAACGGGGCTTTGTCTACTACGACATCTCGCAGAAGGAAGACCCGGACATGCAGGCTGGTGTCGAACAGACGCTCGCCTTCGAGAAAGGTATGGCTGGCAACGACGATGCGCCCGACGCAGACGAGGGGGCCATCTATATCCTTCAGAAGAATACAAGGCAACAGATTTATTCACCGAGGTTCGGCAAACGCCCGACCTCCAAAAACCAATGGTAAATAACATGATACGGCTTATAAAAGACATTATCTTCGGCTTCCGCTTCAAGCGTGCCGTCAGGAAGGCAGATCGCTTTCATCACATTACGCACCGCAAGCACATGGTGCTGGTCATCAACAAGAAACTCGAGGTTCTCTCCAAACAAGAGGTGAGAAAGTTTGTGTCCAACGGTATTTTCAGAAAAGGAATGACCGTGGGCGACATCGAGCGCAAGGCATTATATATAACATTGTAGCTTATGTTTGTAACAGATCAGGATTATAAAATCGTCATCGGCGAACAGGCACTCAAAGTGGTGTCTCAAATCAGCGAGGAAAACCGGGTCAACGCCGAGACGGAGGCCGTCGAAGAGATAGCCGGCTACCTCCGCCCGAAGTATGATACAGCGGCTGTGTTCAGCGCTTCGGGAAGCGACCGCAACAGACTCGTGGTAATGTACACCTGCGACATTGCCCTCTACCACATGACGGCGTCCGCACCGCAAAAGATGGGTATGGAAATACGCAAGGAACGCTATGAGCGAGCGATAAAGTGGCTGGAGGGCGTGCAGGCTGGGAAGATTGTGCCGGACCTGCCACTCGCCGTTGATGAGTATGGAGAACCAATCGGCATACCGATGGTATATGGCTGTCAGGAAAAACTAAAACATAACTGGTGAGCAAATGAGAGCAGAAACAAAAAACAAACATAACACAGCACGTATAGCTTACGTCAATACGCCCTACGGCACAATCCGACTGGCAAAGAACGATGCCAAACGATTTAAAAAAACGGTGATGGAACTGCAACGCACGACCGATTCGCTCACACGCAAGGACATCGGCGATTGGCGCATAGCGTGGCAGATGGCCATCAATGTCGACAATCCAAACCGTCAGCGGCTCTATGACATCTATTCTGACGTAGAGGTCGACCTGCACCTCTCCGGGTGTATCCAGCAGCGCGAGGGCTTCGTCCTGTCGCGGTCGTTCAAGTTGGTCAACGAAAAAGGTGATAAGGAAGAGGAAGCTGCACTGTATTTCAACGCGGCATGGTTCAAGCAGCTTATGAAATTCGCGCTCGATGCCAACTACTGGGGACACTCGCTCATAGAACTCGGAGAATTGACAACCAACGCCAACGACCGCCTCAGCTATGACGGGGTAAGACTTATCCCGCGCAAGCATGTCATTCCTGAATACGGCAGAGTGATTACCCAATTGGGCGATGACTGGCATTCGGGTATTGACTACCACCGCCCGCCATTCACCGACTGGCTCATCGAGGTGGGCCAGCCCGACAACCTCGGACTCTACCTGAAGGCGGCCACGCAGACTATTCCCAAGAAGAATGCGCTGGCGTTTTGGGACACTTTCGCCGAGATATTCGGAATGCCCATGCGCATAGCCCGCACCACCACGCGCGACGAAAAGGAACTCTCCAAGATGGAGAAGATGATGGCCGAAATGGGAACGGAAGGATGGGGCATCTTCCAACAAGGCACGGAGATCGAGGTCGTGGAGTCCACCAAGGGTGATGCATTCAATGTCTACGACAGACGAATCGACAGGGCGAACTCAGAACTCTCCAAACTCATCATCGGGCAGACCATGACCATCGAGGACGGCTCCTCGCTCTCCCAGTCGGAGACTCACCTTGAAGTCTTCCAGAACCTCGTGGAGGCGGACTGCGACACGCTGCGCGATATGGTGAACAACCAACTCATTCCGCGTATGATACGGCACGGCTTCCCTTTGCAGGGCATTCACTTCGACTGGGACTACAGCGTGGACTATACGCCGGAGCAACAAGTGGCTTACGAGCAGCTCGTCTTGAACAATTACGAGGTGGATCCATCCTACTTCGAGGAGAAGTACAACATGCCCGTAGGCGAGCGCAGGCAGCAGGTTCCCGTTCTTGGCCCCACACCCCCCGACGGTGGCGGTGAAGAGCCCAAGGGCGATAAAACACCCAAGCCGGGCAAAAAGAAGCGACAGGAACAAAATAAACGCCCTTTTTTCGACTGAGCCCCTCTGACTACGAGGGGCTGCACGAACGCTATGCCCATCTGCTGGACAAGTCCGCACTGCAAGCCACTTTCAGCCGTGAAGAGGATATAAGGAAAGAACTCTCCACGCTCTTTGAGGGAATGATGCGGACACTTTACAAGGTGGAGGGGGCACAGTTCCGCATTGAGATTCTGGAGACGCCTAAAATGCGGGACTTCATTGAGGCGCATGCCGCTGCATTGGACTCTTCCTTTGAGAAAGTAGCGATGTCCGATACGATGCGAAAGCGGCTGCAACGGTCTGACTACATATTCTCCGGCATGAAGACCTTCCACGAACTGAACGAGGCGTTCCCGTCGCTACTCGATGAGAACGGCAATCGAAAGTCATTCGAACAGTTCCTGAATGACGTTCAAAGCATTGACAGCACATACAACCGGAACTATCTCCGTGCGGAGTATAATTTTGTGCAGGCCTCCGCACAGATGGCTGCCAAATGGGAAAACTTCATGCACGACGGCGACCGGTATAACCTCCAGTACCGTACTGCAGGAGACGATAAGGTACGCCCTGAACATGCCGCTCTTGACCGTGTAACGCTGCCCATCACTGACCCGTTTTGGGAAGAATATTACCCGCCGAACGGATGGAACTGCCGCTGCACGGTTGTACAGGTGCGCAAGTCGAAATATCCCGTCACACCACACGACGAGGCGATGGCTCTCGGAGAAGAGGCAACGGGCAAGGACACAAAGGGGATATTCCGTTTCAATGCCGGACTGGAGCAGAAGTCCGTACCCGACTACAACCCCTACACCATACGCCGCTGCAGGGACTGCGATATTGCCAAAGGGAAAATCAAACTTGCTTTCATTCCTGACAATGAGCTCTGCGCTGCTTGCCGGCTTATAAGGGCTCAAAAGCACGAGAATATAGGGGCTGCGGAGCGTATTCTAAGGTATGATGAGACAAGATGGGAAAGAACCTATGTTTCGCCAAAGGACATCGGACTTGTGGCTACGCAGTTGGAACGCATAGCAGAAGCTACGGCCAGCAATGCCGAAAGGAACAAGTTCAACAAGGAAATGAGAATGTGCAAGGTGCTTGCCGACAATGGGCACGATGTCGAATACCTCCAGGGCGTGAATAGGCCGGCAGGACAAACCTACGATATCCTGTTTGACAGCATAAAGGCCGACCTGAAATGCGTAACCGGTGGGGCAGGCAACATTGTCAAATACGCCAAGAAGGCACTCACAAAGCAAGGAGGCGAGGCGGTCGTATTCGAGATACCCACACATGATGCGAAATACTATGCCGCTCTGACAGAGGCACGACGAAAGTGTAAAGGTAGAATTTTCTTCTATATAGTAGACGAAATGGTATTGAAGGAGCTGAAGATATAAAAAATAAGGCCGCTGAAAAGCGACCTTGGGGCGGTACACGGTCATTACTTCGACCCTGTCCCTTCGTATTTCTACGCACTGCAAATATACAAAAAAATCCGTTACTTCCAAACAAAAGTAGCGGATTTTTTGTTTTTAGCCTTGTTTTTTCGTTCAGAGGCTCTTGATGGCTACACATTGGTAGCTTTCTATGTTCTCGACAATTTCCTCGTGGTTGTGGTTTGTCCGGCTTTCCACCAGGTCAAATTCCATGAAAGTCTCGCCTTCCATGCAGGTCAGTGCCTTGTGGATATCCTCCAGCAAGTCGAATACCTTCAGGCTTTCCTCCTGGAACTCACTGCCGGCACTGACGCTGCCCGTCCAGTCCGTTACCACATGCAGGTTCACTATCGGCTCGGCACGGTATTCCACACCGTTCTGAACAGCCTGCCACTGGATGGGAGCGAACTCCACGAACACAGCGGGACGTTCCCATTGCTCCTCTTGCTCGATGAACTCGACGTTGTGGTTCCACAGGTCGATATGCTTGATGACCCCGCCGCTTACTGTCTTCAGCTTATCGCAGAGCATCTTGTACAGTTCTTTTCTCATTTCTCGTTAATCTCGAATTCAAAGTTGATATACTCGGTGATATTCTCCTCAATGATTTCCCGGACGGCTTTCTCCACTTCCGGACTGGTGCCCAGGAAACGGCGGCGCGGTATCTTGATGGTCGTACCGGCTTTCTTCAGGGCCATGAACTTCCAGAACTCGGCTTCCTCGGAAAGCTGCACCGTGCGCTTGTCATTCCTGCGGCTGCCGTCCTTCTTCCTGCCGAACGAGCCGGTCGCCTCGTAGTATTTGTGCCAGAAGTACCGTTTCATCTTCGTTGTCACCACAATCTCGCCGCCCTCATTGTGAATGGCTGCGTGGGGTTCTTCGGTGAAGAAGGTTATGCTGTTCTCCGTTGTCCGGCTCTGTATGCTTCTGCGGAGCCGTCCGGTATCGACCAGTATATGGCCGCCCGGGCGCGTGGGGCTCTTGCGATGCTGCCACGCTTCGCCGAAGAAGGACTGACGTTCGAAGTTCTGGTCGAACTCGTCCGTCATCTCCACGCGGATGTCATTAAGGATTCTTCCTAAAATACGACGGGTCTCTGGTTTCATCTTCTATAAACAGCTCAGGGAACAAAAAGCCCTCTGCTGAAAGCTCCGAGCTGTCCTCGATTCCGGGACTGCCCGATGCCTTCAGCAGATTGTAGAAGGTGCGCTCGCTGATGCCGTACTTGGGGTAGACATAACGCTTCCATATCTCACGGTTCGGAAGACCGGTCTTTACGTAAGTGTCATATATATGGTTGATGTCGGCAACGCGTTTGGCATAACTCTTTCCTTTCCTTTTGTTCACCGCTGTGGGATTTGTTAGGGTTGTTGACTGTTTCTGTACGGGCGGATGTCGAGGCTCATCTTGCAACTCACCAGCACCCTGCCGCTTCCCTCACACTGGGAACACCGGACGCGTGTCAGTGTCCCGTCTATGCTTGCCTTCTGGAAGCCCGTGCCGTGGCATTCACGGCACAGGGCTACCTTGGGCGGTTTCGATACTTCCCTGATCATACGCTGGTCTCCTCCTTCTTGGGTTCTACATAGAATGCCTCGTCCTGCACTACTTGAATGCCACATTCAACCATCTGCTCACGAAGAGGACGGTAGCCACGGTTGTTTGGATCACCACCGCCAAGCTGAACTTCCACCTCTCGGTCTGCAAGCAATTTGTCCTTGGCAATCTCCTCTGTCTGGCGGATATAGCTTGGCAGGAAACTCTTTACAAGGTTCAGCGCACTCGCCCAAGTAAAGCCTTTCAGTGTCTTCAGCTTCGGTGTTCCTGTACGGAAACCGATGGTACCGTGAGCCATGTCGAGGCTCTTCTTCTTGGCAAAGAGCTCGGCTTGGTTCTCCGTGGCAAAAGCCTGCAGGGTTTCGAAAGCCTTGTCCCTCTCCTCGGTGAGGGTCGCCAGCTTGTCTGCATACTTCTCACGGTACTTGGCGCACTGCAGCTCAATATCCGCATTGATCTTCTGCAACTGTGCATCGCTCTTGGCGTAGGTTGCGAACGCTTCATCGGCGGCTTCTCTGCTCACGCCGGTAATAATTACTTTTTTCTTTCTTGTTGCCATAGTGATATTGTTTTATTTGGTTACTGTATATCCTTTCTCTCTCAGGTACATTGCTATGTACTCGTCATCGTTTACGTCTTTAAGCACATCAAACAGATAATCCTTGACATAATTTGCTATAGCCTTGCTTGATGCAAGTTCAATGTGTTCTGATATAAACTCTGACTTTTTTGTTCTGCCTAAACTGCGGAAGGCTCTTTCAATACTATTTTCCATTGTCTTTTCTTTTTTATAGGTTGATAAATAAAACTAATCTTCAAAGTCGGGAGACCAGTTCAGCTTCTGGCGCTCATCCTCTATTTCAAAAGAGAGCTGCTCAAGGCAGTTGTCATATTCTGTTTCACTCAAGCCCTCTGTGAGTTCCTTGATGTGCTCCATCTCACGTTTTACAAATTCTCTTGGTGTCATATTCATTAACTTTCTGCTATATTACCCATCGGGACATAAACAAATGAGGTCGTATTCTTCTGCTCTTCCCGTGCTTGCTGCGGCTTAAAGCCACCCTTGCGTTTGATTATCCTCAGTTTTACGGAGAGTTCTTCAAGTTCCTCTATGCTGATATTCCTGAAAGGCTTGCCGGCAAGACGGGGATTCAGGCAGAAGTTATCCACTCGTGCCCAGTCCGTGGTATCGATACCGAGCTGCTGCATCAGCTTCAGGCACATGCTGCGCTTTCGGCGGAGTTCCTTCCGGATTGCCTCTCTGCGCTTGTCAAAACCTGCCACTCGTTCCATATCGTTGCACATCGCATCGTACTCCTGTATGGTGGTCTCGTGCAGATGGACCGTCCGACCGTGGGTATATTGCTCCACAAGCGTTTCCTTATCTGCTCCGGTCAGTTTCTTCAGCAGACAGTAGAAACGTGCGTAGTTCCGTTCCGCTCCCATAGCTTCTCCTCCTTCCAGTCCTTGTATGCGCTGCGGCCACAGGCTACGACCTCGGCCACGCTGTTCTTGAAAATATCGATGTCGAACAGTGGTGTGCCGTGTACACAGATGTACAGCCTGCTGTTGAATTCCATTACCTGCACAGCTTCCCGTGCCTCTGCATCAAGTGCCGCCTGACGGTCTGCCTCGATACGCTCTGCACGCTGCTCATGCCACACTTGAATACGCTTCTTGATTTCGTCTAAAAAATTGCTCATTGTCATATTGATTAAAGATTATACATTGTCTGACGCTCTCCACTCAACGGTTATCACTGCGTCGAGTCTGCCGCTGCCCTTGCATATCGGGCACTCTTGCTTGTAGCGTTCCTGCCACTCATCTTCCTGCCAATGGTAGCCGTTTCCTTGACAGTAAGGACAACTGTGCCCACGGCTCTCGATGCGGTCTGTCATACGCCCACCCGGACTCATACGTCCCGGAGTGATTTCAATCATCCGTCTTTCCTTGCTCATAGCGATCTTGTTTTGATAGTCTTATTCTTTCGGGCAGTACTACGGTATAGTTGCAATATCGGCAGCACCGTCCTTCCGTTCTCACGGGATAGGGATTATTACCCATCCCCTCTATCTCTTTGCCGCAGATGCAGCATTTTTCTTTCTCGTCCATATCACAGATTGTTACTTGTTTTCAATATACCTTCTTTCCAGACTACATAATGGTTTCCGGCTTCACCGATTGACCTGCCCAAGCAGTAGGCTTTGTAACCCATCACACGAACCTTCATATCGCAGATATACCTGAGCCGTCGTGCCGGTTTGCCTGTTGGCTCACTTTTGTCTTCCTGACTGATGAAGATGAAGCACTTGCGATTGAAACGGCGCATCAAGGCAACAGCAGCAGGATAAGTCCATCCGAAATCGTCGTATGCCACTTGATAAGAGTCCACGATAATGAATTTCGGGGATTTGGGCTTGGAAAGACGCTCGGCAAGTTCCTCTATCGAATCATCGGTTACAACTCGAAAACGTCCTTGTACCTCGTTCATTCCCAAATAGTCCATTCGGCGCTGAAAACTCTGGTTTACACGTTCCTCATAGCTCATATAGAGAACAGGACCATACTTGCACAGTTCCTTGCCCAACTGCATAACAAATGAACTTTTGCCCTGCGCACTCGCCCCGCTGATAAACCAAGAGGCGTTTTCAGCAGGGAAGCCAAACGGCTCACTCCACTGCTCACCCCAAGGCAATGTTACCCATTTCTTGGCTGCAATCTCTTTCGGACTGTATGCGCGTTTCGTCATTTTTCCGTTTTGATAAGTTCCATAACAGTTGCGTCTGCAATTTCTATTGCATACTTGGCAATAAGTTCTGCTGTTATTGGACCTTTATCTTCTTTAATCATTGGTGCCACAAATAAAGCTGATTTAGCCAGTTCGTAGCGACGTTGCTCCCAGTCTATTTCGTGTTCTCTTTGTCTGCGATTCATCTGTATGACCGCATCCATATACTGCATTTCTATTTTTGTCATCATAATTATGCTCCTCTCTTCAATTTCTCTATTTCCGTATATACTCTTCTCAAGCCACCACCGCTCTTGCGTACTATCTGACCAATGTCCGTGCCTTTCGGTGCGTTCACGCTGGCCACGGCACGAGCTTGCTCCAGCAGGAACTCCCTACGGTCATCTTCTTGGTCAGGCGTTACACGGCTGTACTTACCGCCATAGCGTGAGAATATCTCGGCATAGCCCACTTTCTGATGTTCCACCATTCTGTTGATTTTGGCACGCAGTCCGTCTGCTCCCATCATATACCAGCCACAGCACATTTCCGTTGCGTTCCACAATGCCTTCAGTTCCAAAAACGCCTCGTACTGCAAATCCCCGGCTTCGTCCAGCACAACCAACGGACGCTCCATCGAGCGTAGGTAATACACGAGATCCTCGTAGGTGTCCTGATACTTGCCGCTGATGCCGACACCAAACTCCTGTGCTATCTTCTTGACCAACGCACGCTTCGTCTTCACTTGTGAGCAATCGACGTACACAGCGTTACGGTGTTCGTGTACATACCAGCGTGCCGTATAGGTCTTGCCGATGTTGGGCAGGTCGCAGAGTATCACGCTCAGACTGCGTTCCTGACACGCCTCCATCTGCAGGCTGATATACCTGAAGGTTTCCGTCTGTGCCCCTTTCCATTCTATCGTCTCTCGGAGGTTCACGTCCAGCCTCCGGGCAATGTTTACCCAGTTGGCATCACTCAGCGCTTTCTCCGTCTGGCCTTTTTTCAAGCCGTTATAGACACTTGGAGAGATACCCAGTGCCGATGCGTGCTTCGCATCACTCGGATAGTTCTTGCGGTTGGCTGCTATCGCCTCCAGTATCCGCTGTTTTTGAGTCTCACTAATCATATTCTAATGGCATTTTAACGTTATTCTATATGTCTGCGACCGCTCTGTCCGATGCGCTTGGCAATGGCATTTTTGGCTCATATTTCAGAGGAGCGGAGGGTTTCAGTTCCAGTACCTCCTGCTGTGCCTGTTGGCTCGGCTTCAGTATTCCCAGTCTGTCGATGGCGTTGTCCTCAACATATTTGTTGAACTTCGCTATCTTTTTCTGCTGTTCCACGAATGCAGCTTGGTCTTCTTCCGTCTGTTCGGCCATAACACGGCTGTAAGTATTCACTTTCTCCACGGTGTCGATGTATTTGCCTTTCTGATAGATAAACACCTCCTGTGGTGCGCCTTCATCATCGGGAAGATAACAGGCTGTTACCTTATAATTGTTCGGTTCCAGCCGTTCCAGTACGCTCGTGCTGCTCAGCCACCAGTCTTCGTGTGTCACCCTTACGGTCGAGTTCCTGCGAATGCTTGTTTCCACCCGCTCGCCGATATGGTAGGCAAGTGTTCTCGCGTCGTATGGCAGCAGGTTCGGGTTGATGTTTGCCTCCAGCACCTGCCAGCGCGTCATACCCGGATACATCTTCTGGTTGGGGTGTAATGTGTTGTTCCATTCCTCGTTGTCCTTGCGGTCATCGGCGACCAGCTGCTCCCAAGTAAAATATTCCTTGTCCTCGTACAGTTCATTGGTCTCGTCACTGATTTTCTGATACTCCTGACGCCACTTGCCCTTGCCGTAGAAACGGCCGATGCCTTCGTGGTTCTTGTGTATCACGCTGCGCTTCTTCGCACCGTTAAGAGGCTCAGCATATTTCTCCTGTGAGTTCAGAGGAGCGCAGAAGCGTACGAACTGGAACACAGTCTCGGCTTTCAGGAAGCCCTCCTTATACTGGCTCATCAGGTGGTTCTCCACCTCGATACCGGCAGGAATGCCCCAGCCGTTACGCGCTATCAGTCGGAACATATCACGGAAGCAGTCCACTACGAGCCGCTCGTCCTTCTTCCTCGCATAGCTTGCGCCTATCACGCACTGGCTTACCACGTCGTAGGCATAGTATGCGTGCACACGCTGCTTCGTATCTTTCAGCTTGCGTGTGAGGTCCACGTCGTCCATCGTGATCTGGCTCAGTGAGAACTGTCC